CGCTCGGACCCGCCGTCGGGATGGTGATCGTCCTTGTGCCGTCTTCGATGGCAACCGCCATCAGCATCAGGTCGCCGGCATCATAGGCTTCGTATGGGGCGCCGTAGTTCGCCGTGTTGGTGCCGGCGCCGCCCTGGGTCACGCCGAAGATGTCCGGCGAGACGATCACAACCACCTGGCTTTCCAAGGTGTGGCTTCCGCCGCTGTTCGTGGCGGTCAACTCAAGGGTAAGGGCTCCGTCCTGGGTCGGCTGGTGAGTATCCCCGGTCGCGCCGGAAATATTCGAGTTGTCCATCTGCCAGATTTTGGTGAACGTGGCACCCGGCACGTCGCCGTCATACTCGAATCCGAAGACCGTGCTCTGATCACCAAAGGGCGGAACGATCCGAACGTCTGTCAGCACCGGGGCCGGATAGGTGATGGCGATCGAGTTTGAGGAGGCGACCCAGTCGCTCCATACGCCGTTCTTCTGCGCCCGGACCTCGGCGGTGAGCTCTGTCTCGTCGTCCGCCGCCACCGGGTCGTAGGCGTTGCTGTCAGCGTCGTCGATAAGGACGGCGTCGCGCTTCCAGCGGAAATCAAGGGCGTCCGGCGTGACCGACCAGGTGCCGTCGGAGACCGCCTGCGCATCGCCGATCAGACCGCTGCCGGAGAGTTCCGGCGCTACGCTGTTAGTGGGCGCAGTGGGCAGGCTACGAGCCCGCCACACAATCTTCATGTCGGCCATTATGCGAATACCACCCGCTTCACGCGGTCAATGAGGTGATGCACCGCCGGCGGCGTCTCGGCGTCTGAGCCCCGGTGGTCGAAGTAGTGGCTGACCATCAGCAACACCGCCTGTTTGAATGCTACGGGAACCTCTGTGGCTCCGGCGGTCCATCGCACACGCACCGCGTTGATCGTCGCCATCGTGGATGGCCACGAAGCCGTGGGGACGATCCAGCCAAAGTCGGAGTAGGTGTCGACCTCATAGTCGCTGTCCGAGACGGTCTGCTCCGCCCCATCGGCATCCGTGTAGCGAACCCAGTCGACGCTGATCACCGGCATCAGCGGCAGTTTGATCTCCGACGAGGGGAAGGCATCAAAAGCCTTCTCCCAGGTCTGAGGCATGACGGCCTTGCGCATCAGGCCCTCCGGACCATCGATGTGCGACACCGCTGCCGCCATGTAGTGCTCAATCAGTTCATCCTCTTCCGAGTTCGTCACACGGCACTGCGCCTTGGCCTCAGCGAGCGTGCAGGGTGGTTGCGGCGGAGTGATCAGCTTCATCGCTTCACAGTCTCCGGCCGCGGCGCGGGCATGGTGCCTGGCTTTCCATCCCGGCCCTTGCGGACAGCCAGGCGCCAGTCGTCGGAGGCCTCCGGCTTCGCCGTCGTGTCGCGCTGGGCAATCGAGAGGTTGCCGCCCCAGGTCACGGCATCGCCGCGCTGGTAGGTTTCGCCTTCCCTCCAGACGCCTCGGTCGACCGGGATCGGCAGGACGATTTCCTTGCGCTCGACCCGCTTGCCTTTGGTGAAGACCAGGGCGATTGTCCGCTCGCCGTCGTAATCGACGGTCAGATCATCGAAGCCTAGCCCATCGGAACCGCGCACCTTGCCGGTGTTCAGCGTCTCGCCGGTGGTTAGCTTGATGATCAACTCGCCGTCGTCGTTCTGGCGCGCCTCTGCGATGCCGGCGCCCGGCCGGGGCTCCGGGAGACGAATGGCCGCAATCGCTTCGGTCACGTCCGCCTTCATCGCAAAGGCCGATAGATCGGTTGGCGCGGGCATCACTGGGATCGCCGCGCGAACCTCCTCCACCTCGGCTTTCGTGGCAAGCCCGCTAAGGTCCGGCGCTACAGCAGGGGCGGGGATGTCGCTGCGCAACGCCTCCAATTCTGCCTTCGTCGCCAGCCCCGACATGTCTGGCGGCACAACCTCCGGGATCGCCGCGCGGACCTCGGCGAGGTCGTCCCTTGTGACGAACGGCGATAGGTCGGGTGGTTCCGGCAGATTGGCCGGGAGCGACGAGACGGCGGACTCGATTCCATCGACGCGCTTCACCAAATCAAGGCGCATCTGTTCCGATGCCTGGAACTCGCGTGCCACTTGGGCGACAGACTCCATGGTTGCGAGCGCCGACAGGTCCGGCGGAGCCGGAATTGCCGCCCGCAAGTCATCAGCGAGCGCCTTGGCTGCCTCCGCCTTCTCGCGAATCGCTGCCCAATCGTTCGACAGCGCACGGATGTCCGCGTCCGTCATGGCTCGCTCTGTAGCGAGGACAGGCACGATCTGCCCCTCCAGAACCATGACGCGAGCAACTAAGCTCTCGTTCAGCGCCTTCAGGTCCGCATTTTCGGCGCGGAGTGGAGCCACCGCCTTGGCGATGAGCGCCTTAGCCCCCTCGAGGAGGGCGTCGGCCACGCGGTCGACGTCAAGCGGCATATGCCTCTCCCGCGAACTTCATGCGCAGAGCAGCCACCATGCGCTCGGTGTCGTCAGTCTCATCCTCGTCCGGAGAAGGCAGCGCCGGCGTCTCGGCTTCGGACGGCATCGGCCGCTTGGCCAAATCCCGCACCGGCCACATCTGCTCCTGCAAGAACGGCAAGTGGCCTCCCTCGGTCGGGGGAAGATTCAGCTTCCGCCGGAACTCGTTCACCGCCATGCCGCGCTGGGTCGCGTCGCCGTAGGTCTTCACCATCGTCGCCGTGTCCATCCGCAGCAGGTCGTCGAGGTCGAACTCCGTCCCGAGCGGCCGAGAGCCTGTCGTTGCCGGGTAAAGACCGAGGCCCTCGTCCAGGAGCGCCTCGATCTCCTCGACGTGAATCTGGAGGCACTGCGCATAGTAGAGCTGCGCCAAGGTCTCGACGTTATTGTTGAGGGGCGCCTGCCCGACCCCGGCCATGTAGGCGGGGACCCCGAAGCATCCGCAAATCTGCTCCGCCGACCATTTCAACTGATCGATGAGCTGAGCATCCACACTGCTCATCGCGATCTGCTCATACTTCAGACCGTCGCCGAGCACCGCGATCTTGCCGGCGTTCGCCCCGGTGTAGTTGTTGTCCCAGTGCTCCTTCAGACGGTCGGCAGTCTCCTGGTTGATGAAGGAGGGTGCCGTCAGAACGCCCCCAGGGCGCCCGCCATTCTCGAAGAACTTCGCGCTGTTCTCCATAATCCGCAGCCCCTGCACGGCCGCGAGGCCGTTCGCAGAGATCGGCGACAGCCCCACAAGCGGATGAAAGAGCGTGTTCATCCGGTCGTGGATGATCTCCCGCGCCGGCACCGTGATCGTGTCGCCGTGAAGCCCGGAAAGATCGTCGCGGTTGAGCTCGTAGAAGACATCGCCGTTGTCTGCCACGAGGACGCGGACCCGGCGCGGGTTCAGGACGTGGAGATCGGTAACGATGCTTCGGTTGTCCCGCTCCTTAAGGACGTAGGTATTTCCCCAAGTCAGTTTGGAGATCATCCAGGACTTCACAAAGGCAACGCGCGTCTGATAGCCGTTCTGCTTGCGCAGGACGGGCGAATATGCCGGATTCTCGACCTCCGCCCAGATGCCGTTCTCGTCCAACTGCACCAGGCGGAGGCGCATCTTCGCGATGTCGCCGGCGATCAGCGTGATGCACCGATAGACGGTCGGATGGGTCAGGACGTTGTCGACCTTGACCTCGACGTTCCGCTGAAAGGCGCCCGCCCAAGGCTCGCCGATCACGCGCCACCAGCCACCGCGAGAGTCCACCTGCTGAAGCTTCTCGACCGGCTTGGCGCGACTGATCTCCAGCCCGAGGATGCGCATCAGGATGCCGTCTCTCTCGACATTTTCGCGCCCTCGCTCACAGCCGCCCAGCAATCGCCGCGGCGCATTTCGTCCATCGACCATTGGCACCACGCCAGACGCGCCGCCCACGCGCCGCGGTTCGGGCGGATCAGGGCGTCGCCGATCGAATGCGACGTGACCGGCCAGGCCATCGAGCCGGGATCGCAGGCCACCGCGGGCACCCCCGCCAGCGCCGCGTCCACCGCCGCGTTGGAGTTGAACGTCACCACGACCGCCGCGCCGCCGAGCGCCGCTTCGAGCGAGCCGGCGACCGTCGGGGCACCCGGCACGCTGCGGACGGGCAGCCGCCTCGCCGCCATCGGATGCGGGCGGAAGCGCGCGTCCAGCCCCGCAGCGTTCAATGCCTCAGCGGTGGCAGCGTACCAGCCGTCCAACCGCCCTCCCACGGCGCGGAGGGACATGTCCCCCGGCACCTGCCCGACAATCAGCGCATAGCCGTCACGGTGGCGCCACGGGCGCAGGAGGTGGCGGTGGAAGCGGTCGAAGCGTCTCCCGTCACTGCGGGCACCGCGGAACTCCGCCCGGCCATTCAACTCCCCGCCGAAGCTCACGCTCGTCCATTGGAACCTGTCGCCGATGTAGCCACGCTCGAGGATGCAGACCTCGCCGCCCGCAGCGCGCTGTCGCGCGATGTCATTCTGGCGCCGCACGCCCCACAGGACGAGGAGGTCGCACGAAGCCCAGTCCGTCGCGATGTCAGCCGTCCAGCCGTGCCGCCGAAGTCCTTCCGCGAAGGCGCCGCCCCACCCGGCCTGATGCCCCTGCCTGGCAAGAATCCTCGCCCTCAAAGGTCGACCCGCCAGCACTCCGACTTCAGCGGCCAACTCAGCCGCGAAACCTTCCCCCGAAACCAGCACCGGAACAGGCGGTCCCATTCGTGATAGGGCCGCTTGTTAATGTGCAGGTCGTCGCCCGCCTTGTTGAAGCTCGGGTGGTTGTTGGCCGTTATCAGCACATGCCGCCGCGCGACCCGTGCGAGTTCGCGACAGGCGGCATAGTCGTCGCCCGGCAGCAAGTGCTCGATCGCGTCGAACATAGAAACAACGTCGAAACTCTTGTCCGCGAAGGGAAGCGCGTGCACCTCCGCCCGCACGACCTTTCCGCCGATCAGGGCCGGGACGATCTCCGTTCCCTGCACCGGGCCGAACCCCATCCGCTCAGCGTCCGCCAGCATGTCGCCTTGCCCGCAGGCAACGTCTAGGTAGGAGCCGCGGTCCAGCCGGCCGATCTCGCGCGCCGAGAGCGCCCGGCGGTCCGCCTTCATACGATAGCGCGCGTTCATGCCGTAAGCGCGTTCATACTTTGCGTGCTCGGCGGCGCGGGCGGCGGTCAGGTCATTCATGCGGAAAGCCAAACCTCATCCGGCAAAACCGCACGTCCGACCACGCCGGAAAGAGCGCGGGCTAGATCGGCGCGGACAAGTCGATCGTCTGGCTTCCCGAACTTGGCGAACTGGTTCGGGTTGTAGATCACCTCTGCGCCGGCAACACGCCGGCCCTCAGAGACATGCCCGGTGAAATTCAGCAGATCAGCCACTCGACCGCCTCCCGCCATTCCATCTTCGGATAAGATCGCAGCGCCGATCCGGGGCAGGCGTTCACAATCTCGGCGCCGCCGGCCGTCGGAGCCGCGGCGTCGAGCATCGCCGCCCACTCGGCGAGTTTCCCGGCAGTCGGATTTGGCAGGGTGCTATGCGGCCCGTGCCAGTGCTCGCCGCCGCCTAGGTGCATGTCGAAGCCTACCAGCACGACCCGCCTAGCCCCGAGCATCAACGCCAGGTTAACCGCCTGCGCCCCGCTGTTGCCCAGCCACGCGATCGTGCCGGGCCTCCCCATGACGAACCCGGTCGCATTCATGTCGCAGCGCAGTTGCCGCACCCGCGGCTCCAGCCGCACCGCCGACGCCAGCGGGCTTGCCCGCATGCCCGCGAAGTCCCGAAACTCGCGGCGGTGCTGCGCCCACCATCGCCGGTCGTGGGCGTAGAGCACATCCGCCCAGGGGCAGAGGCGAAGCGAGCAGTTGACCGCCACCACCTTGGCGCGGTCTCGAATGTCCTTGAGCCGGCAGTCCGCTGCACCAGGGCCGGCGCCGACGACGACGCTGGCCGCGTCGGTCCAGTCCGGCCAATTACTCCTTCGTGTCGGCAGGCTTCGACTCTTCCTTCGCCGCTTTCGTCTTCGCCTTAGCCGCTCCGGCGATCTCCTCGCGCAGGCGATCCTCGCCCCAGCGCCCATCCACTTTGACACCAGCGGCCTCCGCCTCCTCGCGGAGCGGCGCCAGCGGGTCGGGGGGTGCAACGTAGGGCCGAGCTCGGCCGATGGCCTCCAGCAAGCGCGCATCGCGCGGGCGGGCCATGAACGTGTCGCCGGCCAGCATCCGGCGTGTGCCGTAGCGCAGCCGCTTCGTTGCTTCCATCTCTTTCATCAGTCGCTGTCTCCCAAAGGGGATGCGGCGGCCAAGGGGAGCCCGGCCGCCGCGATTTTCAGGACCTAGGCCGTCGCGGGCTCGACGCCCCACTCGGCGGCGGTGATGAACGCCACACCCGTCGGCCGGCGACGCGCCCAGTTGATGAACTTCTCGACGCGGATCGCGACGGAGTTCGTCTGGAACATCGATACCAGCGTGGTCTCGACGGGGTCGGAGCCGGTCGACGTGCCGGTGACGCTGGCGTCGAGCATCTGCAACGAGGCGCTGTCGCTCATGTCGACATTCACGCCGCCGTCATCGGCCATCCACACGTCGCTCGCATTGATGAGCGCGACCGTGGTGCCCGCCGCCTCCGAGACGATCACCGGCAGACCCATGAAGGTGCCGCCGTTGACGTTGACGCTGCCGAACTCCGGCTGCCCGAGCGGGTTCACGAGCATGGCCAGGCCGAGCGCGTTCGCCCCCGACATGATCCAGACGCCAGTGGTCAGCGGGTTCTTCGCCGCGACGAAGACCGCCATCGCCGCCCGCGCGTCCGCGCGGATTGCGTCGGCATCCCAGCCGGTCGAGGCCGCCGTTCCCGATGCGCCGTTCAGGATCGACGCAGGCTTCGCGCCGGCCGATCCCGAGTTCGCCGGGTCGATGAACGCCGTGTCGATCGCCTCGACCACCGCAGCGGTTAGGTCGTCGCGCAGCGCCATCTCGGCGTCCGGGGACGAGAACCGAAGCGCCTGCAACGTCACGGCCGCGAGGCCGGCGACGGTCAGCGGAGTCAGCTCGGTGCGCGACCAGGTGGGCTTGGTCATCGGCTTTCCCGCGCCCTCCGCCACCCAGTAGGCCGTGCCGCCGGTCGCCTGCGTGACCACCGGGTAGTAGAACGGCACCCGACGCAGCGCGGGGATGCCATTCTGACCGAACTTGCCGATGATGGTCTGGTTGCGCAGGAACTCGACGTAGTCCGCGACGCCACCCTCGTTGCCGAAGAGCGCCGTGTCCGTCACCGAGTTGACCGCCGAGACGTTGGCCTTCGTCACCATCTCGACGATGTGCGGATCGCGCTCGCCATACTCCTGGCGGGCAATCTCGATCGCGCTCGCGCCGGACTTACGGGCGAGAATCTGACAGCGGGCGAACCGGGCGAACTGGATGCCAGGGGCCGGCTTGGGCGCCTTGACATGCGCCGGCGCGCGGACGTCGCGGCTGTCGGAGCCGGACTTCGTGTCCGTGCCATCCACCGCCTTCGCCGACGCCACCGCCGACTTCTCAAGGACGCGCAGCCGCTTCAGGTGGCCGTCGATCTCCTCGATCTCGGCCTGCAAGGCGTCGAACGACTCCTGCTCGGCCGCGTCCAGCGTCTCGCCGTCGTGGTCTTCCATGATAGAAGCCATGTCGGCGGACTTCGCCTGACGGGTGGCTTCCCACTCAGCGAGCTGCTCGCTGATGCTCTTCTTCGCCATCTTGTTTCTCCTGATGACGGGTTTCGGGGAGCCCTGCGGGGCGGTACCCGACGCCAAGCGGCCGTGCGCGGCCCTCTGCTCAGCGTCGATGGATTTGATGGCGGTGATGGTCGCCTCGGCATTCGCCGGTATGGTGACCAGGGAAAGCTCCATCACCTCGGACTCGATGAACCGGACGCCGCCAGTCCCTTCGATGAAGGCATACTCCAGCGCGCGAAAGCCGATGCTGACGGCACGAACGAGGCCGGCCTTCACCGACTGCCACGCCTCGTCGATCCGGTCCTTCAGGGCGCCGGGCTCGGAAATGTCCGCCAGCCTCGCCTCAAACGTGATCCCGTCCTTCGTCGGCTTGTCGAATCTCACCGTGCCGACGGGCTTGTCCGACTGGTGCTGCCAGAGGAGCGGCATCGGGTTCTTGAACTTCACCCCGAGCGGCTCCACGACGTCGCCCATGCGATCGGGCGTCGGACTCGTGGCCACGCCGCGGATAACGCGCTCGCCGTCGTCGACGGACTTGATCTCCAGGACCGAATAGGCCCGCGTCGCCCCCACAGGGACGGTCCGGTCGTGCTTCATCAGGGTTCTCCTGTCGGCCTAGCCGTAGAGCAGCATCTGGAATTGCTTCGGCGCCTGCGCTTCCCAAGTCCCGGCCATCGCCTCGGCCATCGCCAGCGCAACCATCCCGTCTATGCGCCCGTGCGACTTCATCTTGTCGAGCTTCCGGTTCCCCGTCGGGTCCGCCTTCACCGTCGCGTTCGCCGCGCACATCGTCAGCACCGGATGCCCGCCGTGGACGATCTGCCCGTTCAGCAGCTTCGCCTCGAGCGAAAGGAGCGCCGGGCTCATCGACTGGAACCCCTGCCCAAACGGCTCGAAGATCGCCGCGTCGCCCTCAAGCTGCGCTTCCGGAAAGCCCGCCTCGGCGAGAAGCGGCTTCAGGTGACGCCAGCCCCACCGGTCGAAGGCGATCTTCCGAACGTCGTTCTCCTGCGCGAAGTCCCAAAGGAACGCCGCTACGAAGCGGTAGTCGATCGACGGGCCTGGCGTCGTCTCCAGAAACCCTTCCCTGTGCCATACGTCGTATGGCACCCGATCCGTCCGCGACTTCTCTCGCAGCCCCTGCTCCGGTAGCCAGAACGTCGGGCGGACGTGCCAGCAGTCATCCACAGGTGCCGTTGCGACAAATGCCGTCAGGTCCGACACACTCGAAAGGTCCAGCCCCCCGAAGACCGGCAGGCCGGAGAAACTCGGGACAACCCCACCGCTGCACGCCTGCCACACCGACCGCGAGATGAACGGGGCCGATTGGTCGATCCGCTGGTTCAGCACGAGGTTCCGGTACTTCGCCTCCCGCGACGGCATCCGGCGAGCGGTTTCCGCCATCGCCATCACCTCGTCGGCGTTCAGGAAGTCCCCAAAAGCCGGGTTCGCAATCCTGATCGTCTCCTCGGAAAACGGGTCCATGTCCTGCGGCGCCGTGTGCAGCGACACCACCGTCTTCGGGTCCGATCCGGTCAGCGCATCGTCAATCAGGATGGAGAGCAAGTCCCCATCCGTGGGCGCCTGCGTCGAGATGATGACCGACAGCGGCTCTTCCTGAGCGCCCGTTGCCGTCTCCAAGGCATCGTAGAGTTCGCTGCTCGGCCCCTTCACCTGGCCGAGCTCGTCATGCACCACCAGCACCGGGGAAAGCCCGTAAGCCGTAGAGGCCTCCGCCGACAGAGCCCGGTAGAGCGTCCCCCTCTCGGAGCAGTAGAGTTGCTTCGCCGTGTCCCGGACGCCGATGGCCGCGTTCAGGTCCGGCGACTGCCGCACGATCTTCGCCGCGAGAGCGAATAGCACCGCCGCCTGGTCACGCGACTGCGCCGCCGAGAAAAGCTGCGAGTTCGGCCGGCTCTCCGGCCCGCACAAGTGCAGGAGCAGAATGAACGCCGCCATCGTCGTCTTGGCGTTCTTCCGCCCAAAGCTCAGGATAGCGCGCCGCGTCCCCGCCGGGTTGTCATAGATGCGCCTGATCTCGTCCCGCTGCCACTCCCGGAGCCGCACAGGCTTGCCTACGTCGCGCCCCTCGGGAATGCGGCAGTGAGCCTCCACCCATGCGATGTTGCGGGATGAGCGGGTCTCAGCCGTCCCAGAGACGCTTGACCGTCCGCCGGTTCTTCGCCGTGTCGCCACTCTTCGCGTTCCATGTGCTCTGCTGGGCAAGCCGCATCGCCGCCGCCATCGCCTTAAGCGATGAGGTCTCCCGCGCCTGCATCTGCGTCAGCTTGTCCAACTTCCCGAGGTCGATCTCGGGCTCCGCCATCGCCTGATCGATCAACTGCCCGATGCGCCGGGACGTGACCGAGTGCCGGCAGTACTGGGCGAGGAGAGGCCAGGTTTCCCGCGGGAACCAGTCGGCCGGCATCGCATCGACGACAGCCCGCCATTCGTCCGTTTCGTCAGGGGTCAGTGCCAGTGGCGCTTGCGGGCGCTCGATGACCGCAATCTCGCCACGCACCGCATCCGGTCCCTTGCGTCCACGCTGGATCATGCCCGAAACCTTTCGCGCGCAAAGTGAACCATTCGGTTTAGGGTTTTTTGAC